TATCCACAGGTTTCTGTCCCATCCTGTTTTGTATTCAGGATCTGTTATCTCGTCCATTAGCCAAGCAATATCATCTGGGTGTATAACTGTCTCACCAGATGTATTAAAATTACATTCAAGCTCTTGTGCTATTTGTCTTCTCGACATGTTCTTGGTTTCTTTCTCGAACCAAGCTTGGTCTCGTTCGGGGTGAACGTCCCATGGCAATGAAACAGGGTGGAATTCATTATCACCATTCTCTGAGTCTACATAAGTTCTATGAAACCAGTTCCCAACACCCATAGGCGTCGATAAAGCGATACAGCGTCCACCAGTTGATAGAGTAGGATAAAGACCCGCCCAAAGCTCTTCGAGTCCCTCAACGTGTGCTGCTTCGTCAATAATGAGTAAAGACAGTGCTTCCGAACGACCAGCATCTGCTGATGTTCCGACGGCTTTGATGGTCGAACCGTTCGAGAGCTCAAACGAGTTTCGGTTATCGATTGTGATCTTAGCCACTTGCATCCAAGGTGGAAGGTTCTTCATCACTTGCTTTACCTTTTTGACCAAGTTGGCAGCTGTTGTGAACTTTGTCGCCATTACAAGAATGTTCTTTTCTTTGTGAAACAGCATGAACCAAACAGCATAAGCAGCTGATATCGTGGAGATACCTAACTGTCTTGCTTTCAGTATAACTGTGAAGCGATAATCATTGAAATCATTAACTAGGTTATCCTGATATGGATACGTGTTAAACGGAATGAGTCCACGAAGTGGGTGCGAGATTCTGCAATAGTTGTTGATAAAATATACAGGATCTTTTCCGGACTTTACGATCTCTTTTATAATCTCTTTCTTTGATAACTTGAGGGTCATATGCTCCTATTGTCTAATAACCTTCTGCGCCGATCATAGCAAACATATCTGCTACCATAGCTCTGATCATTTCTTCTCCTAAGCTAGGATACTTTTGCGATAGATTCGCAACTGCTTGTTCAAACTCAGGCATAGATGCATCAACATCAATCTCTTCTGGTGCGACTGACGGTAAATCATTATGAGGCTCAACAGCGCCCATTGGTCCAATATCATAACCTTCGTTTGTAACTACTTCTATTTCTTCTTTTATAATTTGCTTCAATCTTTCTTTTGATATTTTCATTTTTGGTTCGCTCCTTTTTTGCGTGTATCATTGCTTGGACGTTTATCTGAGAACTGATCTAAAAACTTTCGTGTAATCTTTCTTGAGTCTTCGATGGCTGGTTCAAGTTGTGGTAACTCCTTAAGTCCTGATATCTTGTAATGTTGTTTTGCATTTACAAAAGAACGTACTCTAGAGGTTGATTGTACAAGAACATCTGCATCACCGTCTTTTGTAAGCGTCACAGAATTTCCTGTTATCTTTCTATATTCCTTTTGAAGAAACTTCTTGATCTCATTCATCTGACGGTCGATGTCTCCAGCAAAGTTATTTGCATAAATATCTTTAAGAAGAACATCTGATTGGTAGGAAAGGCATAGCCTGTTTCCATAAAACTTAACAGAAAAGCCGTCAATAACTCTTGAGTCGTTTAGAGGGCATCCGTTTTCTCGCTTCAGTCCCATGCTTTTGGTCTCATCAGGACGAACGTAACGCTCATCGTGTGCTCCATCGTATCCATTCGCTGCCGCTTGGGCAAGTCCTTGTATAATTTCTAATGTTGTGCTACTCATTATTGGGTCTCCATCCTTTTAGCCACCGTTCTTCACGGTCTTCAACCCATTGGATATAACATTTTTCGCAACATTGAAACTTTGACATATAAACATCATCGTTAGATTTGAAGGAGTATGTATTACAAACGGGACAAGAACGCTTGGTTTCTTTTGTAAATAGTTTATTTGAAACAAAAACTCCATTTACTTCAACGTGTTCTTGTTCTTCTTCGTTTCTTCTTTTGTAAAGGTCTTTCAATTGTTTAACATATTCTTTCTCTTTTTCATCAGTCCATTGACTCTTAGGATGTTGGACTGTCTTGTCTCCATACTTTTTTGCTATCTCTTTTTCAACCTTTACAATATAGTTTGGATCTTTCTTTTTCATTCAACCGCCTTTGCTATTGCTATCGTAGTTCCTACACCAGTAATTAGTCCTAAAGTGAACCAAAGTTGCTTTTTTGGAGGAGTTTTTAGCTTCTCTAGGCTCTCTATCCGCTTCTGTTGGGATTCAATCTTGGATACTAACACTTTCTTTTGATAGAGGTGTTCTGATCTTATTTCTTTGATTTCTTCATTTTTCTTTGCGAGAACCATTCCGACTTGATAATCAAGCTCAATCCGACACATGTCTTCAGCCTTTGAGACTTTGTCAGAAAGTAACTGAGCTGCTTCATCGTTGAATAGTCGTCCAGAGAAAGGTGCTGGTTCTCCTGCTGAGATATAAGTGTATTCTGGGCTTACTCCGTAAGCCAAGCTGGTTAATAATATTAAAATCATTTTTTAGTTATTCCTATGTCTTGAAACACATCATCAGGTGATGTGGTTTGTTTTTTTAGTTCCTCAAGCTTCTCTTTTCGTTTCTCTTCGAGTTGTCTTTCTACCTTTTCAGTTATCTCTTCTATCTTGTTATCTCTAACTTTCTTTTCTTCTCGCAACCTTTCAAGGCTATCATTGTCATCTTTGTATTGATTCTTTGCAATTTTTGCTTGAGCCAACAAAGTACCTGAGTCTTTTTTACCTAACAAGTAAGCCAAACAGAATAAGCCCACTAGAACTAACCAGTCCCAGTGAGCTTTCATCCATGCTTTGAGTTTTAACAAACTAACCACCATGCCTCCACATTTTTGCAAAGTCAACAGCGGTTTGTCCACCGATATACATCATAGCAATCATTCCCCAAGTTTCAGGGTCTAACTGTGCAGATGCAAGGAGCGCTGTGGCACAGACGAAAACAAGAAGTTTTCTTGAAATCATCTTTTCTTGAAGAGCATCAAGGACACCTTTCTTCGGATTATCTAAATGAAGAACTTTTTGAAGATCAATCTTCTCAACCTTCTCTTGTACTTCTTCTTTTACATTTTCCATCATTTTTTTTCTATCTATCATATGTTGTTCCACCTTTTGTAATAACTCTTCAATCTCCACATCTTATCCTCCTAAACATTTACCTTGGCATAACCATTGTGCTTTTGGATATCGATTGTTTTATCAACGCAATCTTTGAGAACATCTAAATGTGATATTAAAAGAATAGTTTTAAATTTTGTTTTGATCATCTCCAAAAGCCTAATAAAACCTTCCATGTGTTCTTGGTCAAGAGCAGTGGCCGGTTCATCCATAATAAATAGTGTACTCTTTGGCAAATTCGTAATAGAAATTAGCGCTAGACGTATAGCCATCGCTGCTATTGTCTTCTCGGCACCTGAACCCATAGAGATTGGACGGGACTCATATTTAGGATGTCTTATGCTTATATTAAGGTTCCTTCCATCTTCTTCAAATATAATTTCGAAGTCTACAATGGTTGAGAGACATTTCTGTATTTCTTCATTGATGATGGGAAGTTTTTGCTTGATAACTTCATAAGCGATACCATTGGTGTGCATACATCTCATAAACAAGTCGTAAGCAATCCATTCGGCTTCTAGCGCATCTTGCTCTGCTTTCTCTGATCGTATTACTTTCATAGAATGTTTAACAGAGCCCATCTCAACTAGGCAGTCTTGTATCTTCTTATCACATTTTTCTTTTCTTGCCTTTGCCTCAAGCATCTTAGCTTTCACAGCGTGCTTTTCTCTTGTGAGCGAGGAAAGGTTTTCGATAGCATGTTTGTTGCTCTCATACTCTTCCCTCTTCTGTTCTAAAGACACCAGTTCGTTTTTATATAAAGATACTCTCGATTCTAATGAATCTACCTTTATCTCCATGTTCTTAGCATCAGAAATAAGTTTATCTTTTCTAGTCTTCAAGCTATCATATTTTTCTAAGTCTGAGCGTATAGAATCAATATCTAAAAACTCCATCTTCTCTTCGAACACTGAGATGCTTTCAGATAAGCCGTCCAAGTCAGCTTGAATAGAAGGCAAAGTTTCTTTTGCCTTATTAGCATCTTTGACGAACTTGTTATCACAGCAAAAACTACATTCTGGATCATACTCGTGATTGTCTAACATTCTTATTTTCTTGACAGTGTTCTTTTGTTTAACAGACACAGTGTTCAGTTTTTGCACTGTTTCTCGATGCTGTTGCCTGTAGCCTTTCCAAGTCTCCTGTAAATCGTTTAAACGCTCAACAGATAGAGAAGATATGTATGTTACTAACTCAGAAGCTATCTCTCTGTTCTTATCAATATCAATTTTATATGTAGTTATCATATCCATTGCGTTTAGAACGTCGTTATGTCTTTGAGCTATAACATCTTCAATCTCGTGTATATCCACTATCTCTGTTGGAATAGAAGCGATATCCTGCTCTATCTTTGATAGTTCATCACGAAGCTCTTCATATCGAGTGGTATGCTTCTTACAAAGATCCGTTTGCTTATCTATGTCATCCTTGATCTCTTCAATAGTTTCCTGCTTAATCATCAGTTGTGATGATAGATTTCTGTTCTTAAACCTCTTGATCAGAGCGCTTATCTCAGCCGAATCTTTCTTTGCCAGTTTGAATTTTTGATCAAAGATCTCGAGATCAAGGAACTTTGCAAGTATTTCTTTTCTCTTTGTGGAACCTTCTTTGATAAACGCCAAGGAATCCATTTGAGAAGCCATAGAAGTTACCATGAAGTCTTCAATAGAACCAAATACACGTCTAATATTCTTGTCGCTATCCTTTACAGAATCACCATTGCAAGAACTATCGGTAGTGAGATTGTGGAAATCAAGATCACCAGAGGCGCTAATGACGGACTTTCCTTTGACGGTCTTACTAGATTTATTAAGATTGCGAGATATTTGATACTGCTGTCCATCTGCTTCAACAACCATTTGTATGCTTGCCTTGCTTTTGTTTTGATTGACGAGGTGAACGTTTTTCCTCTCTCCTTTGGAGGTTGTATTAAAAAGACCATACAAAGCAGAATCAATAACAGAAGATTTGCCACTGTAGTTCTTGCCAAAAATGCCAACAATTCCAGAGAGTTTTGTAAAATCAACGTGATTATCTTGTCCATAATTGAATAGATTTTCAAACCGCATCTCTTTAATATTCCATGTGACGTTCCTTCTGACTTCTTCATTCTTTTCTGCTTCCTTATTATACTTAGAGTTTAGATCGAGTACTTCCTGCATTATTTGCTCTTCCAGCTCATATTCTTTCAAATATTCCCTAATCCACCTTTCTTGAACGGAGATCTCTCGTAAGTTCTCCATCCTTTGTGTTTCTCCAAGCGAGGATGTGAATTCTGACGTGCTTTTGTCAACAAAGGTAACAGAGGTCGGATTATATTTAGAACGAGCTAAATCAGTAACCTGACGTATCTTGGTTGATGGTAAATTCGTACGCGAGATGAGTCGGAGTCTTGCTCCTCGTGGGATATGGTAATGTTCCGGTATACCACCGGCTTTATCCAAGTCGACAGTCATGAATGGACGAGGAGAGACAAATGTGACATGTTGTACATTGAACTTATCTTTCGAGTCAATATGCCATAGTTTGTAACCCTTACGAGATCCTTCTGAAAAGTTCTGTTGGATTGTCGAGCCAGCGTATTGTACACGACCTTCGGGATCTAATATTTGTGGTTTATGTATGTCTCCAAGCATAGCAAAGTCATGACCCTTGAATACAGAGACATCATCGTCTCCATGTTCCATAGCCCAACCGGTTCCTGTTGTTGAACCCATAACAGCACCATGATACAAGGCAATATTGATACCACTTGTATCAGGATCTTCCCAATGTTCTCTGTCAAAGATAGACAACACGTTGAACGATAACCCAGAGTCAACTCGATAGTTGCCTGAGTTTTTTAGAAGGTGTAAGTTAGGATGAGCCAAAGCTTCCGCTATTGGTGTTACAGCATCCTCTCTTCCAGAGTTTCTAAGGTTCCCATCGTGATTTCCTAATATAATATAGGTTGGCGCGATGTCCGCCAAGTTCTTTAGAAACTCTGCTGCCATAGCAAAGTATTCTGGTGATAGTTGAGTCTTTGTGTGAGCGAGGTCACCGCAATGAACAATCATATCAACTTTCTGCTCTCGAAGCTTCTTGTACATTTGTTTAAAAACAAAACGGTACTCTTCGTGATATTTAAGATTACGAATATGTGTATCCGCAAAATGCGCGATCTTATAAGTCATATATCCTCCGTGATTACTTATGTGTTCATTATAACACATTACGGAAGATCTGTCAAATTATTTTTTTATATCCTGCTAATCATTCTCTCAAAGAAATAAAAGTCAGACTCTATTGGTTCCGCATCTTGGAAGGCGTTATAAAATTGCCTTTCGGACATTGAGCCAATATCTTCAACTGCTGATGTGTCTATCCTATAGATCTCCATGTCATACTCTAACATGCTTTTAATCATCCAAGATGCCTTTTTCTCGGCGTCTGCATCAAGTCCAAGATATACTGGTGTGTCGTTGATAGACAACGCTTGAAACAGGCGAGAGTTTGTCCTTAAAGTGGAGCCGAGGATAGGGACGGCTTGTGTTCCTGCAACGAGAGCGTCGAAGACACCCTCAACTAGAACAACCGGTTCGTCCCAATCAATGATAAGTTCATTGAATATGATATCCTTAGATGCCAGAGGGTTGAGATATTTTCTCTTGTGTCCCACATACGAACGTGCAATAAAATAATTGACGTCTCCGTTCATATTGAACGATGGGATAATAATACGGCCTCCGTATCTTCCCTCTGTGCAGTAGCCTATTTTCCAAAGTTTTATCTGCTCCATGGATATTCCTCGGTCTCGCAAATACTCTAAAGGTCTATGTGATGTTCTTGGTAGGTGCTTATTACAAAGCGAGATCATCTCTTCCGGTAGGTCGATTACTTGTTCGACTTCTACCTCATTTATTTCATTGAAAAGTTTGTCAAATTCTGTAAGGTCTAAACGACCATCAAGTTCAAGCCACTTTTGTCTTTGGTTGTAATTGCCATGCTTTCGCACGATCCTATATATATTCTTTCCTCTTGTGTCACAAACCCAACATTTGAAAACATTCTGTACAAAGTTTACAGACATCTTTCTTTTGTGGTGATTACAATAAGGACACGAATATAGGTGTTCGTCTCCTCTCCGACTATACCCTCCAAGTATATCGGAAACGATCTTTCGTTTCTCTTCCATATTATCCTCCGATAAATATACTATAACACGGTAAGACAAATCTGTCAAGAACTAATTTAAACTTTTCAACCCAGCATTTGCTATTTTATTGCTCTTTCTTAGGTTTTCACCAGCTTCAAGGGGTTGTAAATTTTCTAGAGCCCAACATTTTAGAAAGTTTGGATGTTCTAAGTTATCATAAGGTAAAAGACTTTGTGGGTAAATGTGATCTAGGTGCCAATACGTTCCGTAATTATCCCAAGACATCTTGTCATCAAATTGTTTTTCTAAATGTTCACAAAGTTCTTTTGGTGTGTAAGGTAGGTTTTCAAATGTTCCGCTTTTTATTTTGTTTCCACCTAATCTCCTGAGTGCTTTTGAAACTGTTGAAGAAATTCTTTTTCTCATTTTGTAAACTGGATCTTTTTTCTTTCTGTTCCTCACATAATCTGCGTGTTTCTTTTTGTTTTCTGATTTTGCTCTGTAAGCATCGGCATATTTTTTATGACATTTTTTACAAGAT